CAATGTTTCAGGAGATTCAGGCCCCTTTCATTCTGTATTGTCCCAACGACCGAACCAACTTCCTCAGCTACTCCTACATCCTCTACAAGTTCTTCGAGCTCCTGGAACTGGACGAATACAAGGTCTACTTTCCTCTACTTAAGAGCCGTGACCGACTGATTGCGCATGACCAGATTTGGAAGAAAATCTGTGACTACCTGAAGTGGGAGTTCATTTCAAGCGTGTAGGAGTCGCAACCTTCCTGTCCCACACATGTCCAAGGGCTGCAAGCATATCAATCCAGACCGTGGTCGGATTCCAGAGACCCAGTTCACTGGCCCGGTAGTCGTACGGGTAGGCATGGTGGAAGTTGTGCCATCCTTCCCCCACCGCAAGAAACGAGGTAACAGAACTCTCTGCCGGAGGAATGTCCTTGTAGGGCCGCACCCCCCAGAGATGCGCAACGCTGTTTACGCACCAGGTTAGATGAAGGAGGAGAACCCAGCGGAGGACTCCGAAATACAAATACGCGTTCCATAGGGTGTGGCCCCACCACATTCCATAGACCGCCGGGACCCCGAACCCGATGACATGCGCCATGTACGGATACCACCGCTTCTGAAACATGACGACACTGTCGGCTTCAAGGTCGGCGAGACTGGGGATGTCTGTGCGCCGTGGTTTCGTCTCGAGAAGCCATCCCATGTGGGCATAGAAAAACCCCCGCTGAATCGAGTGAGGGTCCTTGTCCGTATCGCTGTGGAGGTGGTGAAGCCGGTGGTCGCGCACCCAGTGGTAAATCGTCCCCTGGTGGGCAACCGTATTCGCGAGCATGAGAAGGACGCGGACAGGCAGAGATGCGGCATAGGACCGGTGTGACCAAAGACGGTGCGCACCCGCAGTAATTCCGAGCATGCCTATGCACTGCGCAAACAGAAAGACATGTGCCAGGGTTGTCCACGAAGGACCTGTCCAGAGTGCATACGCTGCGAGGATGTGATGCCCTCCAAAATAGAGGAGGTTTCGCACGTGGAGTCCCATTGTATTAGACCGAGAGTCTCCCCGCTGTAAACGGGCCCTACGAACGCAACCATGCTGCAATCTTGGCTCGCATGTCGGGAACCGCTTCGAAGGCCCGGAGCATTGCACACGGACGAGCGAAGGACGCCTTGTTGTTCACGTCAATAAGATTGAGAAGATTCAGGAAGTTCGCATCGGGAATGAACTGGGGTGCCCTGGCGATAAGCTGTGCACGTCCAGACGAATCCAGGCGGTTCAGGGTTTCGAAGAGGTTCATGTGCTTGAAAGAGCACGGGTTGCATGAAGGTCTGTCTAGAGCTTAAGGACAACCGAGTTGCGGCGGCGACGGAATGTGAACGTTGACCACCCTTCACCACGGTTGGGCTTTCCGAACTGGTCGAGGATGACTTCCCGCAGTTTCACTGCACTTCCCTGGCTGTACCCCTGTTCACGTTTCCAGGTTTGGAAGGCCGCTGCGATGACACCCCATGTTACAGCTTCGCCTTCTCCGGGATAGATATGTTTGTCTAGGAACTGGCGAATGACCTCGTCACCCAGAAGTCGAGCATCGGGGTCTGCCGGGATTCCTTCCGGGTCCCACCAGGGTCCGTCTACTAATTCAAATAAAAGTCGAACCTGGTCGGGCGAGGTGCTGAAGAACTCCCGTTTAGGGTTCACTCGGTCGGAAACAAGGATACGATGAATCGTCTGCTCCTTCTGGTTCGGGTCTCTGACAAACTTCGCAAAGGTCCCGGAAAATGGCGTTGGAATCCAGGTGCTCATGTTTGCTTCTTCGAGTCGCTCTTCAACGGTGCGCTCGGTGAATCCAATTTTTACGAGCCCGGGCATGGATGGGTTGGTCATGCAATAAATATATCCGTGTGACATCTTGTCTATATAGAAGGCGTCTCGTGCCTAAATCTCTCCCGAGGGGTCATATCCGTCGTTGTCCTGGCAGTACATACACCCCGAGCAGTAGCGGCAGTCGTCCCGGTCGTCCTCGACCTCCATCGCCGAGTCGGACTCTGTGTCCATCTCCTCGTCGTCGTCCGGGAGCGGCGGTGCGTTTGCGAGCATCTCCACATCCGGAGGAACCGGAGTGGGCGGCCGCGGGGCCGGAGGTGGCGGTGCCTGGGTCTCGAAACTGACGCGAGGCGGGATTCCGGTCATCAAGGCTCCGTCAGAGCGGACCCAGGTCTGGAGCGTGACCGAGGGAGGTGGCTCGTCGGGCTCGGCCTCCTCGAGGAACTGAGCGGCATCTCGCCAGTGGTCCTCGTCGAAGCGGTCGGCGAGCTCGAGAATCTCCTCAAGCTCGTCAATTTGATTCGTGTAGTCGTCCCAAGCTTGGTCCAGCAGTTGCTGGTCCGAGTGTGGAAGGGTGGGGTCTTGTTGCTGCCGCTCGATGTCGGCGAGCTGGGCGCGAAGCTCCTCGAGGAGCTCCATCTGTGCTTGGCGGTTCATAGTTGCGCGGTCCATTGTGGTTGGGGCAAGGTCAGATGCCCTGCCGACTCACGAATCCGTTTTGGAGACCTGGCTTAGTAGCCGAGGAGACCGTGCTGGACGTACTTGTGGACGAGGGCGAACACGAGGGCGTGGGTGGCCGCGACGACGTAGAGGCCGCCGCCAGGGGGCAGGGAGAGGAGGACGCCGGGAGTGAGGATAAAGAAGAGAAGCGCGGTGGTGAGCACGTACATCCACATTCTGGTTTGTCTTGGAACAAGAGAATTTTACGCAAACTGCATGAGACAAGGTCCATCCGTGCGAGTGCCTCCGGGACAGGATGTCATTGCCTTGCAGGGCTGCGTGAACGTCTCCTTGGAGAACACCGCACTCGGTCCGCCCGGACTCATGGGAACGCACTTGTCCTTGCCCGAGACACATCCGACCCCCTGGCAGTAGACCTGGTTGGGTGCGCATCCGTTCACGGCTTCTGCGCCTCCCTTCGCCCAGAACAGAGCAGCCAAGGTTGCGATGCTGAGGACAACACCAAACCACAACGGATACTTCTTTGGAAGAGGGATTTCAAGGCCGAGAATCTTCATCTCTTTGTCCTACCTCAATAATACTTCTTCTGTACGTAGCGAACATCGGACTTGAACGCTCGAGACTTTGCGGGACTGCGACGGCGTGTGTAGACCGCAACCGCATTGAGCTTGCGAAGCGTCGACAGTTTGCCGTACTTCTTGACTGCACGGTCGATGCTCGCGTGACGGCGCGTCTTGGGCGACGACACTTCGTAGCCAACTGCCTTGAGCGGTCCTTTCTTGAGCGGGCCGATGCCCTTCATACCCGTGCGCTTCTGCCAGTCGGTCTTGCGAGTGCGACGAGTGCGGGACCTTGGGAGATAATTGTAAAATCCAGTGGGCTCCGTTTCTCCTTCGAGCTTCATCTTACTCTACCGCGGGAACATTCTTCCGTTTCGAGCAGGCGTTGCATCCAGGAGCGGCGGGAGCCCCGCCAAAGAGACCGGTCTGTCCCGGCCAAACATACATGAGCAGAACGATGACTGCAAGAAGAAGCACCCAGAGCCAGACCATCTTTACTTGTTGTCTGTCTTTTCTTCCGCTCGGGGACTCTGAACGCCGAGGGTGAGCTGGCGCTCGAGCGGGTCTGCGGGTGCTGCGAGGGCGCCCTTTCGAAGCGGGCAGAAGTAGCGTGCTCCGAAGAAGCACTTGATGCACAACGGGTTTGGGCATCCGTTGCAAGGGGTCTTCCCTTGGGATTCGTGGGTCACGAAGGAGCCGGATGTATTGCACTGCGGGCACGGCTCCAGAAAGGCGGGTCGGTCCGCGCAGCAGGGTGGCGACTTGGAGAGGGCGAGCAGGGCTTCTGCAGCCTCCTCCTCGTCGATGCGCGCCTGGCAGGTAGAGCAAGGTCCGCCGGGCATATTGCAGGTCTTGGGGTCACCGGGGGCGTAGTAGCCGCCGTGGTTGTAGAAGAAGCTGGGGGTTCGAAGGTCGATGAGAGGTTCCATCGTGGGTCGAGGGGTGTCGGGTCGGGTCTCCATCGAATCCGTTTTGATGAGGTCCGGAGAAACGTTCTGCCGAAAGAACAATGTCAGGCAAATCCCGCCTCCCATCCATGGTCAGCGACCTTCGGGTTGGAATTTTAGCTCCGGAGAAATGGGATTTAGTTTTCAAAGCTAACATAGACGCTTGGAAGAGGAAAGGTGGTTACCAGCTTGATGGAATTCGAGGGCCAAAGGGGACGGAGCTCTTCAACTTTTGGGCATTTGACAAAAATGCTCGAATTGACTTTCCTGAAGGTAAGGGCGATGGTGCAGAACATGTTATAGGTGACCGAGACCTGGATGCAGAAGTGGAGTACTTTCACTTTCCGTATTTGCGACGCACGGAAGTACTAAATCGCCCATCCTTGATTGTGTTTGAAGTCACTGGACATGTCATGCTTGGGATTTATTTCGGAAATCTAAAGCGACCGCAACTTCACATTCTTAACCCTTGGCCACTCAAACTAGCGTCTACGCAGTTTCTGGACACTTATGAAGTTGTTATGCAATCAAGCAAGAAGCTTGCTCGCGAGATTCTTTATGTCGATGTTGCCGGAGAACTGCAGACAATATTTGGGAAGGAATACAACCTTCAAGAAAAGGAGCGGGTTGGATTTTGTACACTATGGGTTGGTATTATGGCATCAGCAGTAATCCCCCATCTCAAAGAAATCCATGAAACCCTTGTCGGTCACTCGGCAGCTAGTTCGGTCCTAACGATGAGAACTGCAAAAATCTATAGAGACAAGGTGTACGAGCCTTTAGAGCTGCAGTTAAACGCAATTATAGATGCAACTCTTAAGGAGTTTCCAGGTTTAAAATGCGAATATCTTGCTGCAGCAAGAGCTGTTGGAGACCTTGCAGCAACGGCTATACGGGCGGGAAAACGGAAGTCCAAGCGCAGAACCTACCGGAAGAAGCCCACATGGAGACAACGCCACGGCCGACGCTCCACACGGAGGGCTTAACACCGAATGCGCTTGTCAAACAACGTCAGAAGGCCTTCGAACGCCGTCGTCTGTCCATCCTGAACCTTACCGAGGAAGAAGAGCACATCTACCGCCAGGTTCTGTCCACCCACCGAGCCCGCCAGACCCGTCGACTGGGACGCCGAGACTCCGACCCGAATCCGTACGACTCGGACTACATCTTCTACTGCTTAGAGACGCCCCGCAAGGATTAGGTAGCCTATGGGCATTCCGTACTACGTCGCATCCCTTCTTCGAGCTCACAAACACATCCAGCAGACGTGTCTCCCGGGCACGCCTCTTGAGGTGGATTGCCTGGGCATCGACTTCAACTGCTTTTTGCATGCCTACCTCAAGGCCGACAACCCAGTGGGCAGCATCGTCCGGGCCCTGGAAGACCTCGTGACCAACGTGGTCCGGGCCAAGACCGTCTACCTTGCCTTCGATGGTCTCGTTCCCTATGCGAAGATGGTCCAGCAACGCTACCGCCGCATGAAGAAGCCCGAGGGAGAGCCCTTCGGATTCGACAAGCACCAACTCAGTCCTGGGACGCCGTTTATGCGCAAGCTCGCCACGACGCTGCGCTTCTTGTATCCCCAGATGGTCATCTCGGACACACTGGAGCGGGGCGAAGGAGAACACAAGATTTTCACCTGGTTGCGCAGTCTCCCTGCTGACGAGCGGAAGACGACCATTATTTACGGTCTGGATGCGGACCTGGTCGTCATCGCCCTGGCCCAGTCCGACCTCTCGGACATGAAGCTGCTGCGAGAGCAGGAGCAGGGTGAGTACAAGACGCTGTCCATTCCGGCCCTGAAGGCAGTTCTCCCGGTGGATGTCCCGACCTTCCTTCGAATGAGCCTGCAGTTTGGCAACGACTTTATGCCGAACCTGGCGGTCTTCAGTCTGCGCGAGGACGGATACCCACGAGCCCTATATCATGCGCAGAACCGACCCGCAACCGCTGCCGACGAACGCAAGGTCTTGCTCAAGCGAGCCAAGGACACGGAGCGGCGCATTGTGGCCCCGGACGGTCTCGCTCTCGAGTCTCGCTTTGGATGTCACCTCATGGACGGAGTCCTGAACTGGGAACCCGTCTGTGAAGCGTACTGGAAAACATGGGAGTGGGTGTATCATTATTTTACGACCTCGGAGGTCCTCGATTGGATGTGGGTCTACCCGTATCCGGAGGCCCCGCTGCTCATGACGCTGGAAGACTACCCCCGTCCGACCTCCTTCACTTGGGACTGCCCCGAGCCCCCGTTCACGGTCGACGACCAGCTTCGATTCATTCTGCCGGAAGCCAGCCTTGCGCCGACGGGTCTCGACCCCAAGTATCCCGACGAGCTCTACGACGAAGGCCCCGATTCGCGCCATCCGTGGATGCGCCGATTTGCCTGGGAGACTGACCCATGGGTGTCTCTTCCGATGGGGGCCCTGACTACCGCAACCGAATTCCCCCTGCCGTGATGCGGAAGCCTGCCCGAACGCCCGCCTGTCCTTTCGGAAGGACCACGCCTGGGCGCCGAACCTCGGCCGGCCCTTCCCGGGGCTCCAAGGAGTCCTGGGGAAGAACAACCACATCGGGAATCAGCGTAACTGCGAAGTTCTTGTCCCGGGGCTGGATGTACTCGACATCGATTTTTCGCATCTCATTCAGCTTCTTCAGCGCCACAATGCCCGTAATGTCCTGCCAAGTCTTCCAGTGCCGGGCTACGTGGTTCAAGTACGAAATACGGTAGTCCTTGGCCAACCGAAGCTTGACGTTGTTCTGCAGCGTTGCCATGCAGTCTTCGAGAGTGGCCTGAATCGGCTTTTTGAGTCGCCGGTTCACTGCATTGTGGGCTCGGAACGTGAACAGGGCAAAGTCCTGACGAGAGTTCAGCATTCCGGGAAAGGTTGCCCGGTAGGTCTGAAGCAGGGACGTGAAATGCTCGCGGCAGTGTGGACACGTGATGGTGTCCCGGAACATATCAAGCCACGAGTACATGAGTTCTCGCTCCGATTGTGTGGGGGATTCTGGATAGCACGTCGCAACAGAATGGAGGGTCATCCACCCCAAAGGGCCCCAAACAGCTGTCATTATTTCAGCCAGAGACAATCATCCCGGCTTCTTGGGCGTCCTCGTAAATCTTACGGGCAAGGTGCTCCGGGGTCTGCTCCTTGACGTTCAGATTGTGTTTGCGAAGAGCGGCCCGAATCTCACCGATGGGCTTCTTCTTGGCATCGGCAACAATCTTGGCCCTGCGAGTCTTGGCGCCCATCTCCGTGAGGATGCGCAGGCGACTTGTCTTCTTGACCGGCGGAGACTTGGCCGGGTCGCGAACGGCTTCGAACCGAGGCGCCTTGCGAGCCGTCTTGCCGTGCTTGAGAACGCCATGCTTCGGAGTGGCAGTGCGATGCTTGCTGGTGTGCTTGACGGCTTGAATGGGTGTCGGGGCCTTCGCGGTCTTTCCCCGCTTGGTCGGCTTCACGGTGGCCGTCCGATTCACCTTCACAATCTTGATTTTGGCGCCGCCGTCGTCTTCCA